ATGGCTCGTACACACCCAGTTGGATCTGGATTATGATCCGATTTTGTGGCGGAATGACGAGCATCACCCACCCACCCATCAGAGGTAGTGCGACGATCTGGGTACCAGGTATCAATTTGATCCCTTAATTGTGTACCTGCAGCGCATAGCCATGTTTTCATTATAAAAGTAGTAGCTGTGCTTCCTCGGCTGTAATGCCAAGTTTAGTTAGTAGTGCTTTCTTAGCCTTAGCTTGTTCAGCCTTCTCTGCATCTTCAGCTGCCTTTTGCTCTGCGTACTCTGCAGCCATAACTTCACGCTCTGCGATCTCCGCTTCGGTTAATGCAATCTCTTGCACCTCACCTGTTGAGCAATCTACTACGATTTTATTTGTCATTTCATTTTCTCCTTATGCGTTAGATATTCCATATAGATAAGCGGTTGAGTATTGTTGAAATGTGCCAGAAGGCGATGCCAATTTGACACTAGTAATAGCGGCTGTATTAGAAGATAAACCAGCGTTTAATCCCATAGCAGTACCAGAAGCATTATTTTCTACTACGCTATCTACGCTTACTGATTTAGCAGTAGAACCAGCATAGTTTGGAATATAGATTTCACCATTTGAAAAAGTTGACGCTGTGGCAGCAACACCAGTGGCATATTGAAAGTTTATGTTAGCGGCAGAAGAAGAACTAAATGATTGAGCCGCTGAACCTGAACCATAAAGCAATCTTTCTGAATATGCCGTTCCACCAGCATTATTAAATGTTAAGTTAATATTTTGTGAAATAGAATTATTACTATCTCTAATAGAATATTTGACTAATAAATCAGTATAGGTGCTAGGTATGCCAGTGAAATCTATATTAGCCGCACCACCACTACCAACTGTAACACTAGAAATTAAAGTATATGTAGTAGCCATTATTCCGCCTTAATTCCGTAAAGGGTGAAGGTTGAGCCTGATAGTAAGTTATTGCTAGCAGGTAAAATAGTAATAGAAGTAATTGCAGAAGTGCTACGCCACAAACCTACAAGTGCGGCAACTCCAGCATAAGTACCTGTCGCTAAATTAGACCTTAGTAGTGCGGTTTTGTAAGTAGTTGTATTAGAATAATTTTGTATATTTATAATCGCATTTGTATAAATATTAGTACCATCACCAGCAATCGCCCTAGTAATATCTATAAAACTTGCATTAGAGCGTCTTTGTGAAGCAGCACTAGAGCCTGTGCCGTATAATTCAGTATCTGAGTAATTATTTCCAGTATCAGAATTAAATCTTATAATAGTTCCATCGCCATTAACAGATACGCCCCAATTGGCTACTAAAACTAAATCAGTATAAGAACCGCTAATAGTGCTAAAGGTAACAGATGCCGCCGCACTACCTAAAGTATTGGTCGCTATCTTTTCATAGGTGCTAGTCATTATGCTCCCTTAATTCCGTATAGGGCAAATTGAGAATACTCCGCAAAGTTGTTAGAACTTGGAGTAAGATCAATTCTATTTATTGCAGATGTTTGCATCCATAAACCACTTCTTAAAATAATAAAACCATTTCCGTTGTTATCGTATCCGTGTAAAGAACGAGTTGTTTTATATTTATTTGTATTTGAATAATCTAGTATATCTAATACCGAACCACCAAAAACGCTTGCAGTTGCATTGGCTGCTGGAGCAAAACTATATAAAGTTGCAGTTGTATCACTATTGGCGTTATTGCTAGTAGCGCTTGAACCATCACCATATAATTGATGATAATAATAGTAGTTGCCTATAGTACTATCATTATTAAAACGAATAATGCTATCGATATTTGTTGCAGATGCTGTTCCTCTAATTATTGCTCTAATCTGTAAATGAGTATAGGTAGCAGGTATTGAAGTAAATGAAATGCTTGAACTACCGCCACCGCCTACGGTTACGGTTGCGATAGATTCGTAACTGTTAGTAGACGGTGCTATGCCTTCTGAAAGGCTGGCGAGGACTGTATTAAGCAATTCCGCCTACCACATACCATGCGTTAGCAGCTGTTTTAATACATACTGCACTCTTATATTGGGCTAAGGTCGGTGATGCTGGTACTGCACCGCCACTTAATACAGTTGTAGTACCTGGTGTTACTGCGCTAATTGTGCAGACACCTACACCAATATTTAATACTGTGATCGCTGTGCCTACTGCAAAGGCTACAGAAGCATCTGTTGGGATCTTAAATGCTATAGCTGTGGCTTTATTCATTATCTCTAATACTTGGTATTGATCTGCTAGTACAGCTGTGTAATCTGCAGTGTTAGCAGTGCCTACCGTAAATGCAGTCAAGCCATTAAACATCGCACTGGTAAGTACATCACCTGTTATTGCTGGAAATCCTGTTGCCATTTGTTACTCCTTAGTAAGATAAGACGCTGGTATCTAAAATCCCATAATCTACGTTGCCTATTATAAACCCATCTATGACAGGTTCTAGTGTTGTAAAGGTTGTTTTCCAACTATTCGGTGATATGTTCATACGCACACCGAAAATCTGTAAGGTCTTCTCTAGCAGCGATCCGCCTGGCTGGGTAGTAATAATGGTTATAGGGTCAAAGAAGTCTAGGTCTAGGGCTGCAACTACGCCTGTATTGTAGTTAGGCGTGTATAAATCTAGAGTAATTGCATCGCATCGGATACTTGTCTCTGCACGTGAAGCGGTATAAGCCAGGGCGTAATCTAAGGCTACTGCATCTGTTTGCATAAGTAGGTTGTCTAAGAAATAGCTGTGCAAAAAATATTTATCTATAGATGCTTGATTAGATGCAACCTGCGCTGTGCCACCTGTTCTAGTAATAGTAGATTTATTAAATATAAGCACATCGTTAAGAATCCAACTAGCATCAAAGTAATCTATACCTGTGCCATTATCTGCAAAGACTGTGGGTGTGCCGCCAATAGATCCAACAGTAACTAAGCGATCTTTAAATATAAACGAGTTATTTGCATCTACGTATAAAGCACCATACTCTGAGGTAGATACAGTAGTCAACGCTTGTAGTGCTGTGCGATTAGTGCCTGGGTCTGCCTGCATAGTAGTAAGACCTGCATCTATATCACGCTGAGAAGTTGGCCATGAGATCTCATCTAATATCTCGTTAATACGTGTGCCTGCTAGATCACCTGCGATTGCACCTGTAACTGTGCTGATCTGTGCTAATTGGGCTAATCTAAAAGCATCTACAGCTTGTATGGTTGTTATGGCTACATCTTCACCAGATTCACCTGGGTATGTAGTTACATAAGATGTAATAAATCCCGAGAAGATAGGATAGGTAACACTGTTAAAGGTAGCAGTAATCTGTACCTTCTTCATAGGTGTTAATAAATTATAGTAGGGCCCCGATACGTTCATTGGGTTGAAGTTACCCGACTGATCGACAATACGTAAAGTAAGTGAACCTGTTTGGAATTGATCTGATAATGCAGTACGACCTCGGTTAGTCTCAATACGATTAACTTGATTAGACACATCTACAATTACAGCTGCTGAATCACCTAATACGTTAGTACCAAATATTGCTGATCCTATTATTGCAGTCTGAGCAAAACTTGGACCAGTGCTAAAGTTAATTACAGCATTTATTACTGGTAAGGTCATTAAAAGCCTTGACCTGCTGGCACTGTGCTATAACCATTACGTGAGGCAATTTGTATAGATTCTGCAATAGCCTGGCTTAATCTATCGCCACCTGCTGACGTATTTACTGTAACTATAATTTCTTGTGGTGTTGCATTTGTGCGAGTGCTAGGCGTAAATCCAAGTGCTAAACCTAGATCCATACCTGCACCACTAGATGCAAAATTAGGATTATTTATAGAAGTATTAGCAAGGTTGGCTATATTGCTACGACCACCTGCACCACCTAAAATAGTACCGCCTGGGCCTACTTGTGATGGGTCAACGCCAAAGCTAGTTAATAATGCTTTAGCAGCTTCACTTAACGCATAAAATTGTGTCGTTAATACTACTGTGGCTTTTGTGCCTTCCATCTCTGCTAATAACTTTTTAGCCAAAGCCTCGTTATTGTCTAGTATGGCTAATTGTGCTTTAAGGCGTAACTTAGTCTCTTCATCAGTTGCAGCGTTTAGTGCAGCTGTAAGTCCTATGCGCTCTAGGTCAAACTTGTCTCGTAATGCATCTACGGCAGTCTTTGCTTTTAGTGCAGCATTTTCTTGCTTACGTAATGACACACCAGTCTTAATCTGTGTGACTTCTTGCCTTAATAGAATTGCTCTACTTGTAGCTGGTGATAATCTAGGTGCGTTCATATCAGACTTACGCAAAAACTTGCCGCCTACTTTAACGCTTGCGTTAGGGTTAAGTAGTCCTATCACATCGCCAACAGTCCTAAATGCGTTGCCTATCTTTTCAGCTGCATTAACCATCTTTGTAGCAAATGTATCTACACTGTTACTACCAGATAATGCTGCTAGTGCATCTAGTAAGCCCTTGCCTATTGCCTCTTTAGATTCATCTACGGCTACAGTTAATTTAGCCATACTGCCTGCATAGCCTTCTACTGCTGCTGCGGCCTGACCTGCAAAGTTAACGTTAAGTGTGCGCTGTACTTCTAGAAATGATGCTGATTTTAATTGTGCCTTACTTAGTCCTACGCCTAATCTACCTAGTGCTACGTTATCGCCTAGGTAGGCTTTAGATAGGCTAGTAGATACAGCTGTTAAATCCTTGCCAGTGCCTGCAGATACGTTTAATGCAGTCTCAAATAAACTCTGTGCCTTGGCTACATCCTTAGTTACGATCAATAGCCTCTGGAAGCCCGGGATCAAACTTTCATCTACTATGCCAAATTGCAAAGATAACTTCTTTAGATATTCTTCTATGCCTGGCTGTTCAAACTCTAAGCCTAAGTTACTAACTGTGGTGCGTAGTTTAGCAGCTGCCTTCTCTGATTCTATAAATGCGTTGACTGCATTTCTGCCAAAGTTTGCTAGGGCTGCAGCTGCAAACACTTTTGTAAAAGTCTTGCCTAGTTTTTGCGCTTGCTTATCAAAGGCTGATATATCTTTCTGACCTTTTTTAAGTGCCTTGCCATTAAAGGTAGCAATAGCCGAGACGACTACATTGGCCATTAGGCTGCCTTCTTAATCTCTGTGGATTTGTTAAATTGTATAGCTGTAGAGTTTATTGCTTGCAGTATTGCATCGTAAACTTTAGCACTATCCTGAGACCATGCCTTAAATATAAGTCTGCCTTTAGTCTTTTTACCATAACCACCACGCACGCCTTTAATTCTAGGCTGTGATGTAAGTCCGGGCATAGAAGTTACAAACTGATAACCTGCAAAGGGATTATTAGATGCGTACTCTCTTGTAGATTTATTATAAGTGTATTCTTTAGCTCTTTTAGTACCCTCAAATCCTTGCACTGCGCCTACTGGTGAGTTAGGTGTGCTTGGGTCTATCCGCTGGAATGGCGCACGACCTTGTGGGTTATTACGGCCTGCAGTCTCATATATGCGACCAGCTGCGCTTACGTTATAGACATAGTTGCTAACCTTAAATCCATTACCAAATGTTTTGTTCTCGCCAGGGTTATATCCAATACCTGCTTTAACAGTATTGGCATCATACTTTGGGAACGGGCGATAGTTAATTGCTGGGTTAGGTGCTTTACTCCAGCCTGATAATACGCTGCCGTTACCTGGCACAAATCCTCGTGCCTTACTTGCTACGCCACGCATCAAAGGATCTATAGCAGTTCTAATCCTTTGGCGCATATCTTCATCAATAAACTCTAAACCTTTTAGGACATCTTTAACGCCTACGACCTCGACTGCTGGCATTTTTGATCTCCTTTGCTCTATCGCTAAGCACTTGCACTATTGCTTTTAGCATCTCGGAATCCATGTTAATGAACTCACTAGGCGCGATCCCTAGCTCTACAGACAAACTTGCTATCGCATAGAGCGTGGAATCACGCTGTACTATTTTTTTTCTTCGTCTAATACCTCGACAGTTTCTAAGCTGTCAATAAACTCAATACCAAATATAGGTACAGTTACGTTAGCCCTACGCAAGCACTCATGCGCCAAGTAATAAATCTCGGTCTGCCGTTCGTGATCACGTAGGACTTTACTAATTCCTGCGCCATACTTTAACTCGAAAGCGTACTCGACACCTGGTGTTATCTTATGCTCAGATACTTCACCATTAGCCCTTGTTATCTTTAGCTTTGCCATTATTACTCCTTATGCTGTGGTATCTACTACGATAACACTTTGGCAGGTAAATGTAATCGATTGGCTTGAAATGTCGCCTGTCGCACCATTTACATCTTGTGTGTTGTTCACAAGCACTGTAGTTTGAAATTCGGGATTCGTTGCGCTAATTGCAGCAGAAGTCTGCTTTAATGTTAATGCCACTGTAGTACCCCATGCGGCTTGCAGCGTTGCGTTAACGTTGCTTGCAGCTGTGTCATTTAAGAAGTCAAGTGTAATAGTGCTGGCTTCTAGACCCTTTGCAAACTTGTGAGCGGTATCCATTCTGTTACCACCTTTCGGTGGGTAAGTCATTTCTGCTTACCTCTGTATCTTTACCATTGATACAGTTCAGACTATATCTTCACCCTATCTCTAGGGGCTGCACGTGTAGTCGTTACGGACTCTCTGCTTTCGCAGGTTGCCTCGGTATTGACCCTTTTCTGGGGGCTTTCACCGATATAGTGCAGTAGTTATTCTAGTAGCTTACGCTGCTAGCGGGCAATATTCTCTACCCATAGCTGTTACCTCAAGTTCGTCAAATGATCTATTTATTGTTGCGGCGGTCACGTGATTACTCAGATCAACTGAATTAAGTGTAACTACCACACCATTAGATAGATAAATTGCCATCGTTCTCCTCTTCTTTCTTAACAACAGATTTTTTAACTGTTGTTTCTGGTTTGTTGATCTG